GACTGCGTACCGTCCGTATTGTACTGCGTGATCGTGTGCGTTCGGCTGTCCACAATGACATAAGCACCGTCGGGAATGGTCGTATACAGGACGTACGAATAACCATTGATCGTGATTCGCGGATTGACCGCAAGGCCGTAAATGATCATGCGGAATTCCGAATCAAACGGGAAATCTGATTTGATTGTCATCTCTCCGATTGTCGGCGCAGTGAAGTCGAACGGGAAATTGATCGGGAAATCTAAGAACTCACTCGACTGCTCGTTAGATGTCGGAAGAGTGATCTGCTTTTCCTGCACCCAGAAGGGATAAGGCGCATAAATATGTATCGTATTGCTGAGATATCGCCACGTCTCGGCGGGGTTCGTCTGCGACTGTCTGATGTAACAGTCGATGTAGTAATCACCCCACACGAGCCGTCCCGGCTTCTTTCTCCTTATGTCGTTCTCGATGTCATAGTGGAACATTGTAAGGAATCTTCGACGCTCCGCAGGTGTTCCATAGACGATTATTTCCGCATCGTATTCTGCAGGCTTGCGAGAGAAATCGGACACACGGACACCGTACTGCAGATTAGTGCCAACAACGTCCCATGCCCAGTTATAATAATTGGCCGTGCGGTGTAATGCGCCGTTAGCCGTCAGGTTGTATCTGTTCCCGGAAGAGGCAATGTACGTTATCTGTGTTTTCATAATGCACCTGCCTCTCTCAGTGACCTCTCGAAATCGCGCCTTCCAATGGTAACATTGAAGTTAGCCTCTCTCAGCGCCATCGAGAACACCTGATACATGCCATTTAACAGCTTTTCGTTGTTCCGTGCGTCTGCCTCTGCGATAGCATCCGTAAGAGGTTTTAAACGGTTCGTAGAAAGCGGTACGACTGCCTCAGGTCCTGCTTCACCTGCGCCGATCAGTGACGGACGGTTAATGATACCGCCGTTTGCGTACCACTCGACATCGAAGTCAGGCATACGTCCTTTTCCGCCGACACCGTACGGAAATTCGCCGCCGTCAACCTTGAAATGCGGAAGGCTGATGTTGTCCAGTATCTTACCGATGTTGATGGGAAAGAATCCCTTAATCTTGGCGACCGCCTTGTCCACAAGGTCCCTTGCTGATTCAATCGGACCAGTGATTTTCTTCTGGATGTCCTCAAAACACGACCGCACATCTTCCGCCAAGCCGTGGAAGCCGAGAACATCCATAATGTCCGCAACGACCTGCCCCACAAAATCAACTGCCTGCGGGAAGATTTCCGCAAAACCATCAAACACCGACTGACCGACGGAAAGAGCCAAGCCTACCCAGTCGGTCTGCGAAAAGTAATTCCAAATTGTCTGAACCACTGCGGGGATTAAGATGCCAGCCGCCTCAAGCAGTGCGCCACCGAGCGAAACCATCATTTCGCCCGCTCTTGCAATCAGATCCTGTACTCCCGCGCTTCCACTGCCGAAGTTATCAGCAAAACTAAGAAGCATATCTGCAGCAGTCTGTGCCATCTGCGGAAGTCCTGTGATAATGCCATTGATAAGGCTTAGCACAAGCGTGCGCCCATGCTCTAATATCAGCGGTGCGCCCTGCTGTATGAACGTGCCTATCACCGTAGGAACCTGGCTGATAACGTTTCCGATCATCGGGATAAGGTTATCAAACAGGAATGTGCTCGCTGATGCCGCAAGCTGTTGCATTGCAGGCCCGACGTCTCCACCAGTTGACAACATGGCGAGAACATTCTGCGCGCTTGCTTTCATCGCACCGAACGAACCGCTGAATGTTGTTGCTGCTTCATCCGCCGCTACGCCAGTCAATCCCAAATCTTCCTGAATAACGTGGATAGCGTCGTAGACGTCGCCCAAATTATTCATGTCGTATTTCTGCCCGGAAAGCTTTTCTGCGTCTTTCAACAGGCGTTCCATTTCGGACTTAGTCCCTCCGTATCCGAGCTTAAGGTTATCAAGCATGGTGTAATTACCCTTTGCAAAGCCCTGATACGCATTCTGTATATTCTCGAGCGGAGTGCCCATCTTTGCGGCATTATCCGCCATATCTAAGATTGCAGTGTTTGCCGCTTCGGCTGCCGCCGCCGTATCTCCACCGAAAGCCGCCTTCAGTGACGCTCCGAACGATACTGCCTGTTCTGCATAATCGTTCGCAGATATGCCCGCCTGAGCCGCCTGAATGGCATAATCCTTTGCTGCTGCCGACGCATCGCCATACAGCGTATCCAGTCCGCCATAAGACTGCTGTAACTTGGCACCCTCATCCAGTGCCGCCTTGAATCCTTTAACGACTGATGCGCCGAGGGCCGCACCACCTGCGATCTTTGCAAACTTACTGACGAAACTATTTCCGGCAGATGTTCCTGCGGCGTCCGCACCGGGCGCAACCGTTGATTTGATTTTCTCGCTTATGCCTTCCGCCTTAGGAATAATCTGCACATAAGCTTTTCCTAAATCTGCCATGTTAATTATTCTCCGTCACACTGCGCGCCCATTCCCAAAACTCATCCGGTGATTCAAACGATTCAAAATCAGATTCACTTTCCTGTTTCGTCGGTTTCGTGTAGTAACTCATAATTGACGCCGGGCGGTTGCGATTGTTCGCCCCGTCTTCCGTCTTGCTCCACACTATCCACCGCAGAGAATCCGCAATGGACGCCAACAGGATAATCTCATCAGAGCATGTGGTATTAGATGCCGCGCGCTTTACTCTTGAGTCATCCCTCAGACCGACGGCGAGAGTTGCCAGTAACTGCACTGGCACCCTCTTAATGTCAAAAATCCCGTACGTCTCCGCCATATCACAGGTGAGTTCGTCCGGGAATTTCGACATCATGTCGGCGAGGGCAATCAGTTTTTTGCTTTGGGAAGTGCGCTGATGATATCATCGACGGCTTCAAACATAGCAGATGCCTTAATGATTCCATCATCGCCACGAAGGTGCTCTTTAAGAGCAGTGGCCTGTTCGGGGCCGAGAAGCATGTTTACAAGCTTCGGTGTTGCCGATGCGTCGCTCCCCAAGCTGCCGATCAGCTCCAGCAGTTCATAGTTATCTGCATGTGCTTCGCTTACTTCGTAATTAAAACCGCTTCTGGTTGTCCCTTTGATCATTAAGCTTCCTTCTTTCCGTATTCGTAGTAAGGCTTACCGGCTTCATCAGCCATGGCTGTAATGGTAACATCATAAGCAACAGCCTCATTAGATTTATAAACCACGTCACCGATCTCTGTGATCTTGGCGCGCGGAACAACGAGCCTGTAGGATACTCCGCCGCGCATTCTCTGCCAGAACACATAAGCGCGCTCAGACATTTCATCGCCGGGAGTGATCGCAAGACCTTCCTCAAGTGTACCGGTAACATTCGTATCGCCGTTCACAACCTTCTGCACCTCGACATTGAGGTATTCGATCATCTTGAACTTGATCGTAGTAATATCTTCCTCTTCTGTGATCAGCACGACCTTGCCGCCCCATTCCTTGATGTTGGAAGAAGAAAGAGAACGGCCTCTGGTCACGCCATCTTCGGAAAGGTAGCCAAGATCCTTAAAAGCGGTATCAAGCGCGCTTACCGCATCGGTCGGGACCGTAGATCCCGCAGGCGCCGCAAATACAGCACCGTTTGTTCTAGGCTTGCCCGCTGTTACATTAGTAGCAATTCCAGACATAATTTATGCCTCCTAGTAATAAATGTTGTACAAGCACTGGTAGCGGTATCGCTTCGTGCTTACATCAGTAAAATTCGTGTCAGCTGTCAGCTGGCATTCGCTGATAGAGTCGATGCTACCTGCTATGGCATCCATAGCGTTACGCACCTGTTTGTCGAGCGATGCCGCACCGTACAAGCTTTTGATGTTGTATGACTGAATCGCAATTGTGGCAAAATTGATATGATCCGTAACGCTTCCCGCTACCTTCTCGAGCACAACAAACTCTTCGGGGAATGTCGGATAATCCTCAGACGGGACCTCCGGCAATTCCATCATCACAGGGACGCTCATGCAACCGTTGAGATAGTCGTATACTGTTTTCTCAATCATGCCTTGCCTCCCTTCGTCATGCTCAATCCAGAAACACCGAGTGCCTTAACAAGCGTATTATTCTTGTAGTTATCAGAAGCCGCTTTTTCACTGTTCGGGTAGACGTTCGCAATTGCCACAAATGACGCCAAGTGTACGCGCACACCGTAGTCGCCGCCCGCAATACCCGCCACAGAGTTGCCTGCCGCTTCTAACACGTTCTGCATCTCTTGCGACTTCATCAGCTCGTTCAGCCCCTGCAGATTCAGCTGAAAATCTGCTTTACTCATAATGCTCAACCCTTACTTTTTTGTTCCAGGCGAGCGGAATGAGATGGTCAAGGCCCTGTGTCGGATGTCCAATAACTCTGAATTTCTCGCCAAAAAACTCGACCGTTCTGTCGGTCCATGTGTTTTCATCGCCTTTCGGAATGGCAAGCGTATAGGCTACGTGTTTTCCGTAAAGGTTCAGCGCGTCCGTCACTTCATCGCTTGTAGGTTCACCTACAAGGACATTCTCAACAGTTACAGGCGTTTCCGCATATACTGGATGTCCAAACGCATCCTCACCCGTTTTCTGCTTGTCATACAAAATAATGTTGATTCCCTGCATGTTCAGCCCTCCACGGGCGAATAAGAACCAATGCGATTACTTACGCCGAGAATCTTCTTTTCTGTTCGTGTGAGGTACAGCTCACCGGTGGATCCATTGCCGATCGTCCACGACTGGGAGTAGCCAAGCGCCGAAGCACTGCCCTGTGTTGCTCCCACTGGGATACCTACTTCGTTAGCGCTCCCCATCGCGCGCATGACCATACTGCAGGACACGACTTTTTTCTGGTCATCCGTAGCGCTTGTCTTACACGCATCAATGAGCACCGCCGCATCATCGAGCAGGGCGTTGCATACATCCTGTTGCGGACCGGTCAGCTCTTTGACCATTCGGCTCTGCACATCCTCGACTGTTGCATAAGCCATGCGATCACCTCATTTCTTTGCTGTCTTGCGTTTCTTTGGTTTCTCTTCAGACGCATCTTTGATGTGCACCAGACCCAGCCCCGCAAGATATTCGCCTCTATCATCATCACAAAGGAAGGCGTCCCCCGTCTTCCGAAGAACGCCCGCCTTTAAATCATGAAAAGAGATTATAGCCCTTGCCTGTTTCATCAGGCACCGATAGTAACCTTGAAGATCCTGTCGAGGAATACGGGATATACGCCAAGACCGCAATAAACAACGGTCTGAACTGCAGCGTTCTCGTAAACTGCACCATTGTGAACTGCGATAATGCCAGATTCATCGGTTGTCAGTTCCATACCGGGAATATCGGTGATCGTGGGAGCGAGAACGGTAAGATTCTCAACAGCAGTACCGATCACAGTGCCCTGCGCGACGTTGGAATCTGCAACGACGTTGCCGATGCCCATGAAGTTCTGCAGATAGGAAAGGCCGAAAGCAGTCTGCAGTGTGATGTTTGCAGTGCCGAGATAGCCGAACAGATCACGAGGATTCACGAAGAATACAGGTGTAGCTGCTTCGCCCTCGAACTTAACAGCGACCTCAGCCGCCGCATTTGCGACTGCCGCCTGGAATGTTGCGCCGGTGGCTGTGCCTGTGCCCTCGGAGATGCCTGCATAGATAGATGTACGGACCTTGTTCTGTACCTGTCTCAGCAGATCATTATTGGTCTTACCGACTGCAAGTGTATAACCGTGCTTGCCGATCTTCTCGATACCGGTCATGTTGCGGAATTTCTTATATGTAATTTCCAGTGTCTGGGGATTGCCGAGCTCAATGCCTGCGTCCGGGATCAGAGCCTTCTCAGCGACTTCGCCGGTGCCGATTGTTCCGGAAGTCTTATAGATCTTGTAAGCTGCGCCGGGTGCGACTGTCTCGACGTCAGTCTTGCCGAGGATCGCCAGCAGGGGTGCCATAGATGCCTCGAATTTTGTGATGAAATTAATATCCTGAGCTTTCGCTTCTACTGCGAGATTTGCCATGATGTTATTCCTTTCTTAAAAAAGATCGATGTTGTTCTTGATTGCTTCAAGCCGTTTCTTCTCGTCCTTAATGCCGAGAATGTCAGCTTTTGAAAGTGTCGGCGGGGCTGTTTCGCCGCCGTCCTTCACTGTCGGATACGAAGGCCGTGACGCTTTGGCAAAGCCCATAATCGCCGTCGCCTGAGCACGCAGGTCCTCTTCGGAATCTCCGCGAAGCAGATTCGCCGGGACGCCTGTCTCTGCGGAAATTCTTTCCCGAAGGTCTCGCGCCTTGTTTGCCTCTGTCAGCGCGTCCAGTTGCTTCTGCAGATCATCGGCTCGCGCGTTTGCTTTTTGCAGATCATCCTTGCCAGCTTCGGCTTCTGCCAGTCTCGCCTTGATGTCATCGTAATCCGAATATTTTGCATTGTTCTCCGCAATCCGTTTCCCAACAATGGCGTTAAGTTCGTCTTGTGTGAACATGCGGCCCTGCTCTGTCGCAGGTGTTTCCTGAGTGGGTACAGTAGCGTTTGTGTCGCTCATAAGTGAACCTCCTTCGAGTAAAACCACGTTTAAGGCACGTGTTGCCAATAAAAAACAGGCGGATTATCCGTCTGTCTCTTCCGTGAATGATTCTGTTCGCGGTTGCATCCGCTGGGCGTATGCCTCCCGCTTCTGGGCGTTGATTTCATCAGCGTTCTCAGCGTAATGTTCACGCCTCATTGCATTAACTTTCTGCCGCCATCCGTGACCATCTGCTTCGCTGTACATTCGTCTGTACTCACTAGGGTCATACCCTCTGACGTTCGTCTTTGGTGAATGCCTTATCATGTAAGTGCAGTTACAATTTGCATGAATATGGTCCGCATGCCCGCCATTCAAGGCGTCTTTGCTTGCGTACTGCCATCCGTTTGAGGCTATCATTGCACAGAACGCACACGAATCACCGCTCGGGATCCATGCAAACTGTGCGCCGTCTCGGATAGCGTTATTGAGCAGTGTATCCTGCCCCTCTCTCTTGACCAGTCGGGCGACACTTCCGGCTATCGAATCAGGATTCTGCGACACCTTTAATGTGCCGTTGACCGTCTTGGCAACTTCGCTGTATTCAATGCCCGCCGCCATCTCTGCGGATGCTACCGCCGCACCTTCCATCTCTGAAATGGTGTCGTACATCAACGCCGCATAAGATGCCGATGCTGTGCCGTAGCGTTCTGCTACCTGATAGCAGTATTCAATCAGTTTCGCCGTGTCCGCAAAGCCATGTTTTGCAACATAAGCACGGACCTTATTCGCCGCCGCTTCATTGATCCCAGAAAGTTTCCGAACAAACTCCATCCAGTCCTTTGTGGAGATGTACATCTTACTCCTCCAACTCAGTCATAATCTGCAAGCCGTTGTTCATTCGCTCTTGTGCGCGGATTCTACGGATGTCCGCCTGGTCGAATCCAATCATCTCAAGGAATGTATCAGTATTTGCAAATCCCTGTCGTGCGGAAGCAATCTTAATAGCTGCGTCAGCGGTTACTGCCACGCTAGGCATTGCAGGGTTGCGGAAATGTGCGATGATGTCGCGCTTTTCGTCTTCCAACGCTTCCATCGTGGTATTGCCCATGATAGCGAGCGCCATCAGGGCGACCGTGCGAAGTGAATCACCGTTTCCGCTGTTCAACTGCTCCGCCATGCTGACAAGTGTCTGAGTCTGAGCGAGAATAGCGTCCGAACTGGTAGGATTCGCATCATTTACCACGCCTGTATCGGTCACAGACAAGCCTGTAGCCGCCGAGAACTGCGTTGCAAGCAGTCGCATCATCTCAACATGCGGAGTAATATTGCCCTGCTGCAACTGCCCAAATGACGGCTTTTCACCGGTCTCCGGGTTTGTAGTAGATGCAATGATACTGCCGACATACTGCTTGAATTTCTGATTGATGACCTGATCATACTGGTCGTCCGTAATCCCTAGCAAATATTTCTGCGGGGATGTCGCAAACTCAAGCCCGATCGTGGCATTTGCCATCGTTCTGATGTATCCCTGTATTAGTCTGCGGATAGGTCCTTTGATTCGGGAGCGCCCGAATGGTTTGGAACTGGTCGCGTTCCATGTGAACGCTTCCATTAGCGGGCGGCCCATCTCATGCGTGTGCTTTGTGGCGAACCAGTCCATGTTCTTCCGTTCAAGCACCCATATTGCATCATCCGTATACAGATTGATGACAGTGGCATAGCAGGCACCATCTCCATATATCTGCTCTACATTGATTACTGCGAATCCGTAAGCAATACGGCCCTTCTCCCCGCTCCATTTGGCGGCGGCAGTAAGCGGAGAGTGGAAGCGTACACGGCACTTAATAGCAGAGTCCGCTGAGAGCGTCGCGTACGTGCACCCGAATTTCAATTCGTCGCGGCAAGCTTTTGCGTATTCCGCAATTAAGTTATTGTTGAGCACCAGATCCGCCAGTTCATCTGACTGACTGCCTGATGCGTTGACAAATCCATCAAACATACTGCGGGAAGCAAGCACATCGACTGCTTTTGAGCCCCATGCACAGCTGATCTGCAATTTGGCAAGGCTGTCCGGAAGAGCGATGCCGAGATTAACTTCGTCGAGCGGGATGTTGCCCTCGTAGTAACGCTCTTTATCCTTGTTCTTAACAGCGTGTGCTTTGTATATAGACAACAGATCCGCCATCATTTGTTTTTCGGTGGGCGGTAGCCCTCTGATCTGCTCGACGTTGCACAAAATGTCCATTTATCCGATCCTCATTTTCCTGCTGGGGTCGCGTTTTGATGTCTTCGCGCCCCAATATGCCAACGCGCACGCCTCAATCGGCGCTGAATTTTCGCCTCCGAAGCCCCAGCCGCCGCTGATCGGGCGCTTCACCGACGTTGTGGCAGATTCTCGAAGGGCTGTCTGTGGCTGATACCATGTTATCGTGCGGGTGTTGAGCGCATCAGTCAGTGCAGACACTGCAGCTATCACCTGTTTGGCCGACGGCCGTATCACAGAATCCTTATGCCTCCACGTTCCAGCCAATTTCTCCGCCAGGACATCAACGCCATTCCTGCCGTCAATGACTACGCAACACGCACGGTCATATCTTGCATTAAGCCATTCCGCAAGCCACTGCACTCCAATACCTGTTGGTCTACGGTCTATCATCTCAATGCGAGAGTAGCCGTTTGAGGCAATTACCGCACCGCACAGCGATACTTCCGAACCGTCTGCGGTAAACTTCACACCGTAAGCGGTCTTGCCGTCGGGCTTGGGGGAAGTGTCTGCGCAGGCGTCCCACGTTTTTACGGGGATTGCATAATCTGCAACTACCGCAATTTTAGGCGGCCACCATCCGCACCTCTCACGTGCATACCCGTCGAGGCTCATGGTATCGTATTCGTTTGCAATAGTTTTTTCTGCAATTCTATAACCGTATGCGGGATTTGTGAGTATAGCCAGTTCTATGGCTTTGTCTCGCGTCGCAAACGATTCCTGTAAATTATCAGTAACGACTGCCCATTCCAGCCACCATGCATCGGAGGCAGGATTTTCGTGCGCGGTTTGATGCATCTTTGCAAAAACAGTGCCCTTACAAGTGGCGTTTGGAGGCGTCCCGATGTAAATCTGTTGAGGCATTGCGCTTGTGTCTTTTGCATCAGAGGCGGCTGATGTAGTCGGAAGCATTGCCTCCTGCTGTTCATCCGTCATCTCTTGCGCTTCGTCAATAATGATTACCGAATACGTACCACCACGCGCACCACTGTTGGTCCTGGTGGCGAACTCTATGCAACCGCCTTTTTGCAAACGTCCATTAGCGTCTCGCCAATCATTAAAATAAAAGCCCTCAAATCCGCGTGAATGACTAACGTTTTTTACGTCTTGCGCAAATTCCGGGAAACGTTCTGGATTCTCAAATAAATCGCAGAGCGCCATAAACATTTTGTTTGTTGTTGTGCTATGGTGAGCGGAATAGAGCACGTTCCTGTGTTCAAATACTGCCATATACACCGCATAATATCGCGCCGCATAGCTTTTACCATTCTGCCGTGGTTTTGATATGCCGATTGTCGTAGCTGCTGGGGAGCCGTCTTCGCTGCGGGCAAGCATCAGCTCCAGTTCATACAGTTGCGATGGGTAAAATGTCGCTCCACCATCTTCCTCAAACATTTCCGCGACTTCTTTGCCCCACGAATCAGCATATTTGCCAACCTTTTCAAATGTTGGGGTTTGTCTGCCTGTTATCATGTTTCTGTTTTAGGCGGTCATGCTTTGATACAACAACCTGCGCGTCTGGATCTGGAAGCTGTTCAAGCTCCGCCATAACTTCCATCAAGCGTTTGCTGTTTGCCGCCATGTCTCGCCCGCTGTCGCAATTGTCTATTGTTTCCGCCAGCTTATCGCGCAATGCAATAAGTGTTCTTCGTTTATCGCCGCTTCTGGCGGCCTCTAAAAGTTTTGTCACATAAATCACCTCCATAGGTAGATGTGGAAAAAAGGTTCTAGCGCGTTCGGCGCT